CAACTAGCCACACTATCATGGACTGCTAGTTTTGCATCATCACCATAAACTTTGATGCGAACAAATTCCTCAAAGGAATTCATGGTCTTATATTGAGGTCCTGGTGCCAATTCCATCCACGCATAAGCAAAATACATCCAGTTGACGAATGAATTTATTATGACAGTGGAAAAATTGCCAGAAGGATTCCCACCATGACAAATATACACACCATCCATACAAAGATGGGTGGTGTGAATAATTTCATGGACCATAGTTCGCACAAAGTTATCACATCCTTTGTCCCAACCATCAGCAGTGGACATGTAAGAAATCCAAAGATCACTAAACATGTCCATTATCTGAGGAGCTAGGGAACCATCAAAACGCCCAAAATCACCTGCAAAACCACAGTCTGAAACTTCTTTAAGATAGCTCTCAAGGTCATCCCAATCGCCACTTTCGCAATCCATACCAACAGCAGATGGAGTCCATTTGTATGAATCATAGAAGTGGTTAAAGAAATGACCACCATACTTCCTTCCACACATTGTAAAATCAATAGGGCCATTCGCAAAAACACGGGTTTTACCCACTGCTATTTTTGCTAATGGTCGCAACTCATCTTTCAATGTGTCACACCAAAGTGAATCAGGCAATTGAATGCCATCACGTCCAAGTGCTATTCGTTCATCTAAACGTTCTTGTAGCAACTTAGACTTGATGACATAATTGCATGGCTCACCTTCAAAAAGATGTTTCTTCTTCTTTGAGCTATCTTCAAGAACAAGGGGGTGACCAGCAGAGGAACCAAAGTTGAGGTGTTTCATATGGTTCATGCTTGGTTCACCATTTATTACTTGGTGCCAAGAAAGAATATAGGGTTTTGTTTTTGGTTTACCCCAATATTCTTTCGCTCGCTCAAAGCAAATTTCTAGGATATTGGTCTTAAAATATCCACTTTGATGGTACTTATTCACTCCAGCGAGCAATGGTGAAAAATTTTCAACTTCAAGACGTGGATCTTTGGGTGACAAGACAGATGGTGATTTATCACTTGGACCAAAGATACCATAGAAAGGTGTTTTATAGAAAACAGTTTTTGTAGGTAGAAAGATTTGGTTTGTTGGACCAACTTTTCCCAATACGGAAAAAGATTGGTTAGACACAACAAAGCGTACAGGCTCCTCCTGAATAGTTCGAGGAGGTAATTCTACAAGCCCTTGGGTACGCGGCACAAATCTCTCTAAATCCTCAGCAAAAACTGGTTCTGAAAAACACCGTCCTGTCTTATTAACTTTTCCGACATGAATGCCTAGAATGCGTCTAGTTGTTGTTTTACCGCATCCTAGCACTAAGGCACCACAATCACCGTCAACAGTAGGAGCAACATAGCTATAGCTATTTATGTTGGTAAAAGCTATTGCCCCTGGTCTGTCATTGGCGTTATAGTCACCATAATATTCTGATTGATAATACACTTTTGGTGTATGAATAGTATGGTGAAAAATTTTATCGCCAATCATACGAGTTGTAAAAACAGCTCCAGCTTGCGCATTGTGGTGTCCATAGTCTTCGCGTGTCATAAAACGTTTAACTCGTAGTGGTGCAGCTGGTATTCGTGGCCCTAAATC